TCCCGAGCATAATCTCGACGTTCGCCCACACGCTGAACGCCGCGTACAGCAACCCGAGCGCGGCAAAGAGAACCCGCGGCCAAAGCCACAATGGCGAGCGTGACAGGCATGTAGAGAGGAAATGCAAACAGTCCCTCGACCAGAAAGACGACGATCACCAACCGCTCGGCGATCGCGCCGCGCCACAGACAGTAGCCGAAGAACGTAGCGAGCAACAGCACACCAGGAAGCCCGAGCTCGTAGGCGACCTGAAGGAAATCGTTGTGCGCGTACTCGAAGAAAGGATGATCGAAACGGAACGAGCCAAGCCCGTTCCCCCACAGGCTCAGCCCGTCCCACGCCCGACCCCAGATCTCAAGACGCTCCGACAAGGTGGCAACTTTGAGGGTGAGGAAATGTGCCGAGATACCAATAGCTACGACTGCAACTAACGCGGCCGCAAATTTTGCCCGACGCCACAGGACGAGCCAGCCGGCCGAGACCAGCGCCAAGATCGCCCCGCGCGAGAGTGGGAGGGTCAAGAGAGGAACGCTGGCGCCGATCGCCAAGCTTGATCGACAAAGTGTCGGTCGAGCCCCCACAACCAACCCAACGATCGCCAGCGCCGCCACCTCCGCGGACAAGTTCTTGTTGAAAAACAATCCACTGTAGAAGGTCGACGCCTCCCACTCGACAACCTGAAGCACTTGAAGAACCGTCGTCAAGCTGTTGATACACAACGCTAATCCTGCCGCGACGTAAACCGGGTGCATTGCGCTCGGAGCGAGCAGAAACAACCCTCCAAACAACAAAAAGTGCCAGTAAATATCAGCGCCGAGCAGCAGGTCGGGCGTCCACCAGAACGAAGCGAGACCCCAAAGCAGGAAGCCCCCGAGACAAAAATGTCCTGGGGTCCAACTAACCCGTTGAATTGTAAACAAAAGAACAGGAACTGCGACGGACAGCAACACCCAACGCGGAGCGTGCGCGCCGTCCGGCCACCAGGGCACGAAAGCGAGGACCAAGCAAAAGACCAGGAGAGGCACTAGACGGCCGTAAGGTCTTTGTTTTCCACGTAAATTGACACGCCGAAGGGCGCCTCCACCCGGCAACCCTTGTCGTCGACCACAAGCACACGACCCTCGAAGGCCAGCGTGTTGCCCACGCCGTCCTTAGAGTTGACCCGCACCGTGTCACCGACCTTGAAGACGTTCACTGCAACCTCTGTGGCCGCGGCACGCGGCTAGGATCCTGAAGCTGGTCTTGATGAATTAACCCCGGCGGTCCCTGCACCCGCGGCTGGCCGGGCTGCGCACCCTCGCGCGGCGTCCCCGCCACGCCAGGGCCGGCGCCCCCAGGCACCCCAGGAGCGCCCTGCTGCGCTTGTACTTGCGCCTGCACCGCAGCCATCTGCTTGCGCTGGCCCTGCTGGACATGCTTGAAAATGTGGGTCTGGATTTTCTTGGTGTTCTTCCCGCCGCCCGGCTGCGCGCCGAGCTGCTGAAGCAGCATCATGTGCGCCTGCATGTGGGCCTGGTCGTCGTCCATCTCGTGCGTCGGGACGTCAAACCCCTCGGCAAGCAACTGGTTCTCCTGCTCGACGGGCACCGGCATCTGGTCCTCGGGCTTGACGAAGATCATCGGCGCCAGCCGCGGACCAAATGTGTTCTCGACCAGCTGAGTGACCACCGGCACGAGGTTGACCTGATAGCCGTTCAACTGCTGTGGCGGTATGCCGCGGATGACGTTCATGCCGGCAATCTGCTGCTGAATCTGCTGCGCCGAGCGCGCTTGCTCGACCCCGAACCAACGAAACACGTAGCGGTGCTCCATCTGGATCGGCGGCACTTCTTCGAGCCCGGCCTGCACGCCCATCTGCCCGAACTGCTTGACGGTGAGCATCTTGTCGCGGTGCTGGTGGTCGAGCTCCAAGAACAGTGCCAGCATAGGAGTGAGGATGCCTTCCTCGATCACCGTCACGGCGTCGGCAGTGGTGAGAATGTCGACCTGCTGTTCCTGCGCTACCTCGGCCTGCGTCGGCTTCTCGCCACCAAGCCGGCCACGGATGCCGGTCGTGATCGCCGCCGGCGATACACTGAGCGTCTGACTGATCTGTTGCACGCAATTGGCGACGATCTCCAACCCGTCCTTCCACAGCGCCGGAAACTGAGCGAACTCCGTCGACTTGGGATCGGTCTCCCACACCGCAGCGAGACTGAGTACCATGCTCCCCACGCGCGGATTGTTGTTGGGGTCGGTCATCACGATCGGCATCAACGCATATGCAGCGCTGTCCATCGCCTCGTTAACCGCGTCGTTAGCCTGATACTGCAAGTCCGCGCAGGGTTTGATTTTGCTGATGCCTTTGAAAGACTCTGACACCTTCTCGACCGGCACCGAGAGCAACGGCACCTTGTCCGACCAGTTCGGATTGCGCCGGCAGCCGAGCATCCGTTGCTCGCCGCCGAAGAACATCTGGCACAGGCGCCGCTCGCCCTTGGCGATCTTGATGCACGCCCACGTCTCATAGACTTGAGCATACGCACCAACGCCATAACCCTTCACGCCAGCGGCATCCACCATCTTGCGCGCCGGGTTCTTGTCCTCGGTGCGCGCTTCGGTCTGAAGTTCTTTGAGAAGGGCAGCGCCCTCGTCCTCGCGGATGGCGCCTTCCTTGACCATCTGGCGAATTTTTGCCTTGCCCCAGCGCCGGATGATGGTCGCCGACCCGCCCTCATAGACCGCCTCGTCCACGGTGTCAGCCGTCGCCGGCAGCACCAGCACATCGGCGTCATGCAACACCTCGACCTCAGGGTAAGCGTCCTCAATCTCCTCCTCGTCCATGGTCTCGACTTCGTCAGCCGCCGGATTAGGCACACCTTCGGCAAGCTCGGGCACCTCCATGGTGCGCCAGGTCACGTTGCGCTTGCGCGAGCACCAGCTGATATAGATGTTGTACTGCCCCTCGATGTCGCCGTTCTTCACCAGCGCGGGCATCACCTTGGTGCGCAACTTGGCCTTGCGAACGTAGTGTTCGAGCAACGCGGTCAGCGAGTCAGGCTGCGTGCCATCGGAGGACGTAGTCTCGACGTAGCGCCCCGACTGCGGAAAAATCTGGTTGGTGAAACGGGTCTTGCGCGCGTTGACAGCGTTGTGGACCGCAGGAACAAAGATTTGAGAGGTGCCATTATAGAACTGCTTGCCGGTGAGCTTGGTATTGTAGATGTCCCAGTAGTCGAGCAGGTCGTCCGAGCGCGAAGCCTGATCCTCGTAACCCTTCTCGACTTCCTTGAAAATGTCGAGCATCTGCTTCTTGACGCCGGCCTTGCGCGACAAGTCGTCCTTGCGCGCCTTAGTGCTCGGCGCCTCAAGGTCGTTGTCCTCGCCTTCCTGGTCGTCAACGGTGTAATCAGCCACGACGATCCTCTACGTGTTCAACCTTCCAACCCTTCGCCCTAAATTGACTAATCACATAGTTTGCTCGTGCGCTGTACCGACACCACTTTGAAAGAATTGGCGCGCAGCCGGTGATCTCGTCGTTGTACTCAGTAAATCCGGCGACAAAATTAGGCGCAGTCACCTGCCACAACCTGTCGTGGGCCATCGTGGCACCACCAATTTCTTTCCGCAGTGGGCTAGCCAATTTTCCTCTCCTGCACCGTCGACTGCCTGTTGCCTAATGACGAGATGTACCTGCGCCCGTCTGGTGTCGTCGCGTAGTGGACAGGCTCGTCATCGCGGATGCTACTCGATTTGAGCAAAGCCGCAAAGGACTCGATGCCTTCCATCAGAGTACGATATGGCCCTTCGACTGCGAACTCGGACAGAACGCCGTGCTTGGTCACCTCCTGTGCATACCCTCCGGCGAAAGCGTTCAAAACCCATCTGGCCTGTGTCGACACCCGCAGCGCGGGGAAGCCGCGCGTCAGCCGTCGAGTGAGCAGTCGTATTTCCTCTCGCCCGATATGCGGCGCCTGGCCCTGACCGACATCGACGGGAATTTTGCGCGCAGCCGCTCGAAGTCCGACAGTGTCATGCTGACTAAAATGTTGCGGTCCTGCGAAGACACGAACCTTGTGACCACTGGCGGCTGCTCCAGCTGCCTTGCATATTCCTCCAAGCCCTTGTCCAGGATCGCCTTCTCTGACCCAGTCGTCGATGACATGCAGCCCTCCGTCGATCACCTGAACCAGCGCGGCCGTGGTGCAAAGCGTGGTCGCGTTCACTACCAGATAGACGGATTGTCTTTGAACAAGTCCCAGGTCTTCGGTGATGTTCTGCACCGTGAAGCCGTCGTAGATCGGCTGCCCAGGGCGCAGGCGTAGAGCATAAGCAAGAGCGTTGGGAACGTCGATGCGCCCGGTCGGGAAGCCAAGAAACTGAGCCACTGCCTCGGGACAATCTTTGGCAAAGGTCACCTCTTTTGCTTTGAAGAATGGCTGAAGGCCACGGATGAAGTCGAGCTTGCCCTTGGGCGCCTTGAGCGGCCGGATGGGGATGGCGTAGGCGCGGCGAAGTTGCTCTTGTCGAAGAGGTTGCAGAATAAACTCATGTAAACCGTCTTCTTCCACGCCAATAACGATCGGACGGTACAGGTCGTCAACTCTGAACATATCCGCAATGATTTCATCCGGCTTCCACATGCCCACGTAGGCATCCCACACGATCAGCCGGTTGTTCAGCCACGACCAGATAGCAATGCCCGTACTGGCAGAAGTGGACTTCACAGTGCGTGCCGGGTCGTACATCGCATAGACGGCCTGCCACGTACGCACCATCGGCTCGACCCGCATCAGGTCGACCGTGAACGGCTTCTGGCTCATGTCCTCGGCTTTGCATAGATATTCCTGGGCAAAATTGTTGTGCAAACCAAGACGCGCGTACTCTGCCTCTTTTGCCGTTATCCAAGCAAGCGAGAACCGATCAGGCCATGTTGCCTGAAGCTCTCCGGTTTCAGCATTTATGCTGCGGATCGGATAGGTTCGGCTCTCCCAATCCTTCTCGCCTTCGGGCGTGACAACTGCTTCAAGCTGCTCGATCACTGCCTGCGGTGAAAGCGGAGTGCCGTTAATACGGACAAGCGCGTTGGGATCGAGCGCCGGCATCACCACCGACATAAGCCAGCGCATACACTTCTCGATCGCCTCGGGCGTCGCTACCGACTCCTCGTTCTCGATGTCGTCGCCGAACGCAAGGTCGGGACGCCAGTCCAAATGCTTCGAGCCACGCAACGACTGACCACGCCCAAAAGCTTGAATGGCCACGCCGTTCGCGAGCACAATCCGACCTTCCGACCATGTGTCTCCGACGAGATTTCCGAACAGGTCTTCGAGGTAGGCGTTCGTATCAAATTCGTTTTTGATTGCGCGCAGGCGCTCTACCGCGCGCTCGTACGTCTCTCCCAGCACGATGCAATTCTTGAACTGCCGCAGGCACGCCCGGATGATGATCGCCTCCTCGGCGCGCGTGCTCTTGGCAGCGCCGCGGAAGGCTTTTATGAGCACCTTTGGTGCGTCACTATGCCACAGGTCGATGATCTCGTTGTGAAAATCGGGGGTGGTGTTGGGATGGCGATGACCAAAGAGAACGGCGTGCGCGAGCCGCGGGTTGCGGCCGAGCTTCACGATCAGCTCGCTGCGGGGGTCGAGAGGGGCGTCGGTCATGCCGCGAGCGTAGACGAACTACGTCTCGTCGTACACGCCCTTAACGGCGCTGTTGAAATACTGGCCAGGGGAGGAAGCGGAAGTGAGGCCGTCAGCGATCTGCTGAGGAACGTCGGCGTAGCGGTAAGTCCGGCCCGAGCGAAACAAGATGATCAGGATCTGGCGTTCCGCGTCATAGTCGCAGCCGGCCAGGTTGGAACTGGAGAGGGGGGTCATCAGCTTCGCTGTTTCAGCGTTTGAAGGGAACGACGTCCGCGGCGAACTGGTCGGAGGTGTTGACCACTGCGAGGCGCTGTTTCTTGGCCTTGCGGATTTTGGTCTTCCCGGTGCGCAGAGGTGCCTTGTCGCACCAAACAACAGTCTTGCCCGCCTGATTGTCGATGTGGAGATTTCCCCACCCTGGTGCGCAGGTGATCGTGTTGCGAGGGGCGGCCACGGAAGGGGTGGTGACGAGCACGAGGAGTGCGGCAGCCAGCAAGAGGGCTTTCTTCATTTCAAATCCTCGGTTTGAAGGGGCGCCATCGCGTGCTTGGTGTGCGCGGCGTTTAGGGCGGCTTGGGAAAACCGCAGGGCATCTTCGGATCGCTCGGCGTCCGTGGCCTTCTTCAGCAATGCATTGATGGTGTTTTGCAGGTCGTCCATCGGGTTTTACCTCCGGATGTGGGTTGCGTGTGGAGCGTGAGGTATTGCGTGTGAGGTGTCAAGGGCTTTGGGGGTAGCTTATTATGCGGAGGAAAATCCTATTTTATGCTGCTGTCTGCGAATGAAGTCATAAAAATTAAAATCTCCCGCCCCCCGGCAAAGCAAATCCCGAGTTGTTCGAGGCACAAAGCAAATAAGATCAATGGCTTAGCGCCAGCGGCTCGCCTGGTACACGAAGCTCGCGGCCTATTGTACAGCAAGTTACATGTGAGTAGAACGGAATTGCTCAATGATTTCAACGCTGCGTATGTATTTTGTTGGCCTGCATATTTATTCTGCATGGACCAGGTAGGAGAAAAAAGAACATTCCGTGTTTGTTCTCTTAATTCGATACATTCAAAAAACGCTGTAACCTATTGATGTTGTTCACTGTCCAGGGTAGTAGTAGTTAAGTAGTTACTATATTTGATGATTTTTCTTCCTGGGCCAACTCGCGTACATTTATGCTCATATTGAGCATAACTATTTTCATAGGTCAGAATGCAAAAACAAATAAAAAAATTTAGGCTACTAGTGTAGCCTTTGAAACCATTACACAATCCGCTTTTTCTGTCTAAACTTGTGACATTCCTACCACACACAAAATGTACCCACATGAGCCCCATAAGTAGACCTTGACACCACGCCCACACGCGCATTATATACATTGCCGAATTCACGCTAGGCAAAAGGCCCCAAAACGACGCCAGCTCGCTTCGGTCTTCGCGACGGACCATCGGCTGCCGACTTAAAGGACGCGCGCCGCGTGCTTAAACTAACGCAAGAGCAAAAGGCCGACTATTTCAGCGTTTCCGTGAAAACATACCGCAAATGGGAAAGTGGTAATAGTGTACACGGTACGCCGCACCGGATCGCCAGCGCGCTCTTAACCCTCCTACTGCGAGGCAGACCATGACACGCAAACGCAAAATGTCAGAACGCGAGTTTCGGCGTATCTGTAGCCGGAATGGCGGGTACTGGGATGGCGTCGCCGATCGTAAAGCGCAGCGAATCGCCAAGTGGTGCCGCGGCGCCCACAAAAACTATGGCCATTTTGATCCTGATTACGCCGAAGGCTACAGCATCGGCGTCTTCGGGGGAGACCCGCCGCCCTACGCAATGGGAGAATACCGATGACCACGAATCACTCCGCCGCCGCCGGCGGCTTCAACCTTCCCGCCGCGCGCCAAGCCCACAACTTGACGCAAGCCCGCCTGGCCACCTTGCTAGGTGTCACGGTTACCACCGTGTCACGCTGGGAACGCGCCGGCGCTTCCCCTGCCTGGCTGGCCACATGGTTCCAAGGCTATGCGAGCTCTACCGTGCCACTGGCCAACCTGGACCGCACCACACTGCCAACCATTTAGAAAGGAACTGCCACCATGCTCTACGCAAAACACGAATCGAATCGCCTTGGATCAGACTGGACGTGTATCTGCAAGGACCTAAAAACCGTGCGCGGTGTGCAAAATCGAATTGTGCGCGGCAAGTGGCCAGCCGGTAAATGGCGCGTCTATTCGGTGCACCCTGACAACTGGTATCGCGCCACTGGCCACTTTCTAGTCGGCAAAGTTACCAAAAACTAAACCGCGCACCCTCGCGCACAACCGACGGAAGGAATGAGCTATGTACGAACCAAAGCACCTAAAACGCTGGACCATGCCGCAACACTATTTCGGCGCCAGCTGGCCGAATCACTACAGCGCAGGCGTCGGACAATCGCGCGACTCGGATTGTCTCGAAGCCTCTAACTTTGTGACCATGCTTCGCTTGCTAGGTGGCGAGTCGGACGTCGTCACAGTAGTGCGCGAGTCGCACTGGTTAGTCGGCTGGGTCGAATGGATTGCCATTGAAGCGGATGGCACCCCCGAGGCCGACAAGGCTTTGCAGATTGCCGACGAAGCAAAAGGGCGCCTCGAAGACTATCCGGTTTTAGACGAGTCGGACTGGTCGGAACGTGAACAGGAGGCCGCTAACGAGGTATGGACAAATTGCTACGACGATAAGCAGCGGCTCGACTATATCCGCCGCAATCGCTCTCAATTTGAGTTCCACGACTATGGCGACCTAATCGGGTGCGTTCGTGGTCGCTACTTTGCCGGCTATGCGAGCGAGCTCCTAAACTAAAATCTTCCTGCCCCGTGGTGCAAATGCCACGGGTTTTTGTTGACGCCACTAACACCTATGCTACCATCACGACACTTTAACCGTTAAGGAATAGCCTATGTTTCGCCAGATCATCGAAGACGCCGCGGCCTTGCTTGCGCTTGGCCTGTTTGTGTCCATGATCGCGGTATGGGCCGCGATTCTTCACTAAAGGAAACAGGCTATGCACGGCGGACCATCGCTTAAAGGCGACCCAAAGACACACCCTTGCGGATTTTGCGATTCGGAAAGCGCCTGCATAGAGGACACCGCAAAGCGGCGCTTGTACGAATGCAAAGCGTGCGGCGCTATCGAACACATCAGCAAAGGCGCGTCGTGGTGGTATTTTGGTTGGGAACACCCCGATGGCCGACGCTTGCGCTCTCCCACCACAGCGGAAATGAACGGGGGGAAATACGGCTGGCAAGCGGACGATCCGCGGCCGGCGAGCCTGTCTTTTTCCCGGCTCAACTAACCAGCCCCACAGGGCGGGCCTCGTGCATACCGCGCGGGGCTTTACGGTAGGAATGAAGCTATGCGAGCATCACAAAGTTGCATCGGGCCGTTGACTGCGGCCGGAATATCTTACGACGACGCTTGCCAACTCAGGCGAATCAGCATGACACTGCACCGCTGGCACGAACTCGAATGTGGCACGGACGGCGGCTGCATCGAGCGCGAAGAATCGGACCCTGATGGTGGTCGACCATTCTGGCGCTACAGCTCAGGCGCGCGCGGCTCCTATATACCTGATCGAGAACTTGGAGCGCGTAAGCGCCTTGGCAAGATCATGGCGCGCTATCCGGGCTTCACGGCCTATGTGCAAGGCGACCCGCGCGGCGCTTCGCTCTACATCTTGCGGCCCGGTGACGTGCCTGAAGGCGCAGACGTGTCCAGCTACTACAATCGCGGCATCGCGGTTTACAAGTGATCCGCCCCCTACTCCTAACCCTCGCAACGGGCGCTGTGCTCTATCTCACAGCGCCCAACCCCTTGCGGGTGATCGACGGCGACACCGCAGCGATCGGACCTGACCGCTACCGCTTGGCCACCACCGACGCACCCGAGCTCTTTCATCCTCGCTGCGCTCGCGAGCTGGAGCTTGCTTCAAAAGCCAAGACGCGGTTGATTGAGCTGACGCAAGGCGACTACTCGCTAACCCATGTCCCTTGTACCATCCGCCCCGCCGGCGAGCGCAACAGAGACAGATATGGGCGCACTTGCGTGATCTTAAAAATTCCTCCTGACTGGACGGACGTGGGCGACACGCTCATTGCCGAAGGGTTGGCGGTCAGATTTGAAAAAGGCAAAAAAACTGATTGGTGCAAAAAATGAGCAAAGACAAACGCTCACGTTATCGAATCGACAAGCCATCTCACCGGCTGATGCACGACGGGAAGTGCTATGCCGTCATCAAATGTGGGGGATGGTCGCCGGCAATCCGCATTGAAGCTACTGGTGAGACAGAACGCTCTGCATCTGCTTTGATGGACTGTGATTTGCTCATGGGGCGCTGGCAGAATGCTGTGCTGTATATGTTTGGCGGTGAAATCTTAGACAGTATTCCGTCCCAAGCCGTCATGGAGAAAATAGAATGACTCACATTGACCACGAAGCGGCAAGCGAAGCGGTCCAAAAAGGCATGGCGGAGTGGGACAGGGTCAAGCGGCTCAGTCTTGAAGCGATCGACCGCGCCAACGCAGCCGAGAAGCGAGCTACAACGGCCGAGGCACGCGCGGAGATCCTTGGCACGCAGAACAAAACATTAGCCGAAGAAAACATCCGGCTGCGCTCTCAGGTGGAGGACGCCAAGGTGGGCTTGGCCGCGGCGATGGCTGCGCTGCTGGCGGCGCGCGACAATGTGAACACGGGCGACTACCGTGCAGCCGGTTCGCTCAAGCTCGACGCGGCCGACAAAGCCGGGCTTCAGGGCGTAGCCCAGGAGCTCGACGGTCACAAACCCATTCCCAAATTCTTGCAAGGCAACCAGGGGCAATCAAAATGAGAGCCTACTTTTCTATGCCGAGTCGTGAGTTCATCGCTCAGCTGCGCGACGTGGCTATTGCCACCAAGGCATCGCCATTATTCATCGGCCAGATTGACCAGCTGGGCGAAGTCGAGGGGCTGAAAGCTGAGCTTGAAAAAGTTGGCGAAGAACTGACCGCGATGGAAGAATCGCGCGACCACTGGCGCGAGGAAGCGCGAGTGTTTGAGGAACGTAATCAAAAGCTCGAAGAATGGGTTCTCGACTTGAAAGCTGAATTGGCGTCCGCCGAGAGCGAAGACTAATCCTCTCGCTCCTCCATCGCCATCACCGCCAGCGCGAGCGTAAACCAAGCTGCAAAGACAAGCGCAATGAACATCGTCACCCTCGACTTTGAAACGTACTTCGACGACGAGTACACGTTGAAGAAGCTCACGACTGAAGAATATATCAGAGATCCGAGGTTCGGGGCGTTGGGTTGTGGATTCAGGTTTAGCGACGGGCAAACATACTTTTGCCCCGCCGAGAACCTTGCTGCGTGGATGAATGGGATGCGTTTGGCTTGTGAGCGCCAGCCTATCACAATTCTCTGCCACCACGCTCACTTCGACGGACTGATTCTCTCTCACCACTTCGAAGTCAAACCCCATGTCTGGCTCGATACGCTCAGCATGGCTCGTTTGCTGGTGGGCAACCACTTATCTGTGAGCCTTGAGTCGCTCGCGCGTCACTTCAACCTCGCTGCAAAGAATGTCCCTTATGACCTGTTCAAAGGCAAGCATTGGCACGAGCTGACGCCACAAGTTCAAAAGCAGGTGGCAGATGGGTGCTTATGGGACGTGGAGCTGACCTGGCAGCTATTTAACATCCTGGCCAAAGATTTTCCTCCTGAAGAATTTGCCATCGTGGACGAGACGGTGAGAATGTTCACCGAACCCGTGTTGCGCGGAGACATCAACCTCTTAGCCCAAGTGTGGACAGATGAAGCCAACAAAAAACGTGACCTACTTGACCAACTCGGGGTCACCAGTGACGATTTACAATCTGCTAACCGCTTTTGCCGACTGCTTGAAGCGGAAGGCGTCGAAGTCCCCACCAAGGACGGCAAGAATGGGCCGATCCCGGCGATCGCGAAGACCGATCAGTTCATGAAGGACTTGCTGGAGGAAACCGATGACAGAATCAGAACACTTGCTGAAGCCCGTCTTGGAGTGCGGAGCACGGCAGACCAAGCCCGCGCGGAACGACTAGGCTTTGCTGCCACACGCGGAGCGTTGCCCGTCTATCTTTCCTACTGCGGCGCCCACACAACCAGGTGGTCGGGGGGTGACAAAAATAATTTTCAAAACTTCAAACGTGGTGGTTTGATTCGCAAAGCATTGCAAGCTCCTGAAGGGCATGTGCTTCTAAAAGCGGACGCGAGTCAGCAAGAGTGTAGGTTCCTTAACTTTGTTGCCGGACAATGGGACGTCATCGAGCGGTTTAGGAACAAGGAAGACCCCTATGTCGGAAACGCCAGCAAGTTTTATGGAAGAACTATTACTAAGGCGGATACGGCAGAGCGTGGACTCGGCAAGCAAATTGAGCTTTCTTGCGGTTTCATGTGCGGAGCCGAGACCATTGTACGCACAGCGGCAAGAGGCACTTATGGACCTGCTCTTAAACTTACACTTGCGGAGGGTCTTCAGGCGCGCGACGTGTATCGCGACACCCACCCCGCGGTAGTTCAGTTGTGGAAAGATGCTGGCCGGATGATTGCCCGCATTGCCGGCGGCGAGAAGGTGCAGTGGGGGCCGGTGCAAGTCAGGACCGGCGCCGTCATCCTCCCCAACGGTTGCCCCATGCTCTATCCCGACCTGGAATACCATCGCGAACAGGAGACGGGCGAGGAGTTCTGGCGTTACAGGTCACGCAAGGGCTGGGTGAAACTCTACGGTGCCAAGCTGGTAGAGAACGTGATTCAGGGCATCGCGCGAGTAGATATGTCGCAGACCATGCTGCGTCTGCGCGTGCTCGGTTACCGGATCGTGCTGACGGAACATGACTCGCTGACAATCGTGGTCAAGAACGATTCAGCACTTGACACTCATGTTGCAACGGTTACAAATGAGATGCGCCGTTCGCCCGAGTGGATGAAGGATATACCACTCGACTGTGAGGTGACGGTTGGAGAACGGTACTCATGAAGCCAAATCTATACGTCACGATGAGCAAAGAAGGGCTTTACACGGTTCGGTTAGAAATAGAGACCGGATCCGAAGACCAAGCACTGCGGGTGCTTGGTAGTTTTACTTCGCTGCTTCTCGTAGAAAGGGAACAGAATGCCAAAGGACGTGAAAGGCGTGGTGAAAGAGTTCAAGGCGGGTAAGCTTCACAGCGGATCGAAGACTGGTCCTGTGGTGAAGAACCCCAAGCAAGCCGTCGCCATCGGTTTGAGCGAGCAACGAAAGGCGGGCAAGCCCACACCGCCGAAGCCTGCGGCAAAGAAACCGGCCAAGCCTGTCTCGCTCGAAAAGCGGTTGAAGAACGTACCTGTCTGAAGCTAGGCCCCAGCGGGCAGTTCCGGTCGGGTGTTAGCCGAGCTCGACTTATCGAAAGGTGTCCTGCGGTTCGCTGGTGCGCCTGCTAGGCATAGCCGTTCAAGGACACCACCTCGGCGTTTCAACAACAAAACAGCCAAATGTCCTCCATCACCCTCATGTACTCATGGGTAGCTGCCGGGAGCATAGCCGCCTACTTATCGGTGCTGTGGGTCATCGACGGCGGGAGGGGGCACCTGTGAGCAGCATATCGCGGGAGTGGGTCTCTCAAATCGAGACAGCTGTCATGCTGTTGGCCATTATCGTTTTTGCCATCTCCGCGGTAGGTGCAACTTTAGGGCTTTGGTCATGACCGACCCGATCATATCGCGGGAGCAGGTGGAGGCGGCTAATAGACTGCACTATCAGATTTCGTCATGGCTGAGAGATCACGCCAATGCCGATGAAGGGCAGGTGTTTGATCTCTACCCTGACCAACAGCCGTTAGTTTTGATTGCGCTGGCTGCCCTCGCCTCCGGCCCCGCTCAAGACGCGCAAGTAGAGCCTCAATTACCCGGTTGCAGCCGATGCGGACAATTCAGCAATGGCTTACCGCTGTGTCGCGCTTGCCTCGCTGTCGATGCACTCGCGAAGATCGAACGAATAACCTGGCAGGAGGGCGATCATCCGGCGAAGCAGCTTATCGCCTGCCGCAAAGTCGCTTCATCCATTCTTGCAGGCGAGACGCTTGGGCCGTCCACGCTCGCGGCCAACTGTATTCCTAGCGTCTCCGAAAGTCGCCGTGGCGAGCCTGCACCATCCATGCTTGTGGCCGATCGTGCTGCTGGCGTTATTGTGAATAAAGGTTACGCCAAGCCTGCACCAGCGAGTGCGGAGCGCCGCCAAGGCCATTCGAGGCTTGTCTATGACAAAGAGAAGCGCACCATCGTCACCGTCGATCCGCATCCCCCCGCCTCCCCGCTGGGGCAGGAGTGGCGGCGGGCGCAACCGGAACAGATAGCAAAGTTCGTCGCGGTGTTTGAAGCGCTTTCCGCCTATGAAGCGGAGCAGGAGTTCATCCGAGGGCACGGACTGTTTTCGAAGGAAGATTGCCCAATGCCGGAAGTCGTGACCGTGCTGGCGTGGTTGCGCTCCTTGACTTCTGCACAGGGTCACAGGGGCAGCAAATGAGCATCAATAAGCAGATCAGCGCCGCAGAGGCGGCTAGGCAAGAGGCGGCAGAGGCGTTGTCTGTTGCGGAAAAGAAACTGGCCGACCTTTACGTGCTCCGCAGCATGGAAAAATACGGGATCAAACCCGGCATGCGCGTGCGCAATCAAAATAAGGAATTTGTTGTTGATGAAATCCGTCCCAAGTCGTGGGACTGCAAGCCTTGGCTCTATGGGCGACAAATCCTGAAAGACGGCAAAGTCGGTGATGCCCGTCGCAACATCTATGGCGAATGGGAAATCATTGATGACGGCACCTTAAAGACCGCACAGGACACAAAGCTGTGAAATTACCGCCCGTCACCTACACGTTCCATCGCAACTATGAGAACTGTCCCCGAAAGGCGTTCCACGTCAACATCGCCAAGGATCTGCCGAAGGAAGACAGCGAGCAGTTGCGCTGGGGCAACCAGGTTCACAAAGCTATGGAACAGCGCATCAACAACGGCACGCCGCTCCCTGAGAGCATGGCCAAGTACGAGCCGCTGGTTCACTTTGGCAACTACAACGTCAAGGCTGAAGTGAAGCTTGGCATCCGCGAGAACGGCTTGCCATGCGGCATGTGGGGCAGCGACGTGTGGGGTCGCGGCGTGATCGACGTTCTTGTGGCCGAGAAGCCCATGCTCAACACGGCGTTCATCCTCGACTGGAAGACGGGCAAGCGGCGTGAGGAGCCCAAGGAGCTGGAGTTCCACGCCGTCCTGTTGCGCGCTACGCGCCCTAAGCTGGAGAAGATCACTGGCGCCTACGCTTGGCTGCAAGAGATGAAGCTGGGCCAGTCGCACGACTTGTCCGACACTGATGCCACGCTGGAGCGAGAGCGCGCAACGAGGCGCGAGATCGAGCACGCATTCAAGTTGGGCTCGGATGCTTTTCCGCCGCGGCAGAATCCTTTATGCGGTTACTGTCCGGTCAAGAGCTGCGAGTTTAACAGGAGCCAGTGATGCTGATCGCCCGCTTCTTCACGATTGATGGCGACCGCTTTGATTTCCCGCTCGCCGAGGGCAACACGTTGCCGCAACTGATGCAGACCGTTTATATGGACGGCTATATCAGCCACGCGCACTTCTTCATCCCCTACGGCGCCATTAAGCAGGTGGTTGCCTACGAAGCTGCGGTCGCGCCGGGAGGACCAAATCTGAAGGTTGTTCCATTCACATCACCCGAGAAGCCCGCTTCTTAGCGGTTTCGAAAGGCGGCAGTTATGAAGGGCCTCGAAAAACAAGTAAAAAAAGAATGCCGCGCTTGGCTGCGCTCGATCGGTGCCTATGTCTACTCACCCGTGCCTGTCGGCTACGGCGCTCCCACGCTCGACGATCTTGTCTGCTTGCGTGGTCGATTCATTGGCATCGAGTACAAAGCACCTGGCAAGATGCCGACCGCACGTCAATCCGCTACCATGACCGAGATCCACAAAGCTGGTGGCATCGCGTTCGCCACTGACAGTCTGAAGCGGTGTCAGACCTACATCGGAGATCACCTCCTTGGCCAATACACCCCAGCAGATTAAGCCGTGCCCGTGCTGCGGGCATCCGATGGCCGACGAGCTTGACATTGCGCTAACTCCACTACAGCGCGTCGTGTTTGACAAGGTGCGCGCGGCTGGAACAGCTGGCATCCATGAGGAACGTGTGCATGTGGCACTGTACGGGAATAGGCCTGATGGCGGCCCGGAGTCGCGCGTAATTAGTATCCATGTTCACAACCTCAATGCGCGGATCCGCCGCTACAATTTGCGGATCAAAGCCAAGCACTACGTCTACAGGCTAGAGAATGTGGCTTGACCGGCAACGCAACGTCGTCGTGTACGACACGCCCGAGTTCGCCAAGATCACGGCGAGCGTGCCGGGTGCTGTCCGCTTGCACAACGGTTACGTCGCTGCGCCGGCTACGCTCTATAATCTGCAACTGTTGCGCTGGCTTGGGTTCAAGGTGCCGGCGCCCATGGACGAGGCAGGATATGACTGGCCCGGTAAATTCACCCCTTTTCAAGCGCAGCGTGTCACTTCCAATTTCCTCACTGTGCATCCTCGTGCTTTTGTTCTGTCCGACATGGGAACAGGCAAAACCCTGGCTGCTTTGTGGGCTGCTGACTTTATTATGCGCAGTTTGGGGACTGGCCTACGCTGTCTTATCGTTGCTCCCCTAAGCACCCTCCAACGAGTGTGGTCCGATGCCATTTTTCAGAATTTCCTCGGAAGACGTACTTGCCGAGTCCTGCATGGAGATGCTGCGAAGCGCAGACAACTGCTTTCGCAACCCGCAGATTTCTACATTGTCAATTTCGATGGAGTTGGAGTGCTCGCAAAAGAGCTTGCTGACCGTGCCGATATTCGGATGGTTATTTGCGACGAAGCTTCAGCATACCGAGATTTCAGAACTAAGCGTCACCGCCTCGCGCGTCAGCTTTTTGCTAAGAAGGATTACCTCTGGCTGATGACCGGCACACCGACGCCGAACGGCCCGACCGACGCCTACGGCTTGGCCAAGCTGGTCAACAACGCCTTCGGCGAGACGTTCACCAGCTACCAGGCGCGGGTTATGACCAAGGTGTCGGTGTTTAAATGGGTGCCGAGGAACGGATCGCATGAGACAGCACATCGTCTTTTACAGCCTAGCATTCGGTTTGCTATTTCTGACTGCATTGATCTTCCCCCTTGCACTACTCAAGCTCGTGACGTCGAGTTGTCCATAGAGCAGGCCAAAGCCTACAAGGCGATGAAGGCGCACTGCGTCGCGCTCGTCGCCAAGGGGCAGATCACAGCGGTCAACGAGGCAGCGGTCAGGACAAAGCTGATTCAGATTGCCTGCGGGGCAGTGTACGACTCGGCCCACGACATTCACTTGGTCGACGCTTCTCCCAAGCTCAAGGCACTGCGGGAAGTGATGCAGGAGTGCAACGAGAAAATAATTGTGTTCGCACCATTGACATCTGTGATCCAACTACTTTACAAGGAGTTGAAGGAATACACTAGAGCGGTCATCAATGGGCAGGTTGGGCATCGCGAGCGGTCTGAAACCTTCCGTGCGTTCCAGGACGGTAACGCTGCGCTCCGTGTGCTTATTGCGGACCCGGCGACTATGGCTCACGGGCTCACACTCACTGCGGCGACAACTGTTGTGTGGTATGCGCCCATTGGTAGGACCGAGCTATACCTGCAAGCCAACAAGCGAATTGATCGACCAGGTCAGACGAAAGCTACTACGATTGTCCAACTTGCCGCGACGCCCGTGGAGCGAGAGATATATCGGCGCTTGGAAGCCAACGAAAATCTCCAGGGACTGACGCTGAAGTTGGCGAGAGGTGAATTGTGAGCGACGAACCGTGCCCCGAGAAGAAAGGCCACTGTTGCGAAGGCTGCGCGTTCTTTTGTGGCGCCATCTTGGTTGCATTCGTGCTAGGAATTATTGGTTTTATCACTGTCGACGCTTGGCAAAAGTGGGGGATTCGCAACGGTTTGGCCGCTTACAACCCAACGACCGGCTACCTCGAATGGAAAGATAAAAAATAATGCCAACGACCGCTGACTACATCGGCCAGTACATCAAGCTGCGCAACACGGTTGCGGTGCTCACGGCCGAGCACGAGGAGCGAGTCAGGCCGTACACCGAGGCTATGCAGGCTTTGGAAGGTATGGTGACCGAGGAGATCAACCGCCTCGGTGGCGAGAGCATCAAGACGGAACAGGGTACTGCGTATCGGACAACCGTTCTCGCTACCAAGGTGGCTGACCGCGAGCTGTTCATGGACTTCGTCTTTGACGGGCGCCGCGAAGGGTTCCTGACGTCGGCCGTCGCCAAGGACGCCGTCAAGGAGTACATGGACGACCACGCGGGCGCAGTGCCGCCCGGCATCGACGTGACCCTCATTCACAAGACTAACTTCAGGAAAGCGTGATGCTCTTTGCGCAGATCACGATGGTGTATATCACAGCACTGGGGACCATCTTGGTTATATGGCTCGCTGTAAAAAAGGAACCTTGGCTGTGGGTTCTTGTCCCTCCATGTTGCGGAGTCACCGCTATGTGGATTTCAACTTTTTTCTGGAGGTAAAATGAACCAGCAACTTCCTTCCTTCGCTTCGCTTCGCCCCACCTCGCTCGTTGCCGATGCCATCGGCGGCGTGGGCGGCCAGCGTCCGCCGCACATCAGCATCGACAGCAACCGCTTCTCGTTGGTCGACGGCACGGGCAACGTGCGCGAGCTTCCGCCCATCGTCAACGGGCAGACTGCCGTCGTCGGCATCGACGTGGTGTTCATCGACGCCAACCCGGTGCCGAGCAAGATCTACTGGGATCCGACCAAGCCCTACAGCCCCAACTCGTCCGACCCGCCGTGGTGCTTCTCGGACAACGGACAGGCGCCGTCCACGATGGCGATCAAGCCGCAGAACAGCGTTTGCGTTAGCTGTCCCAACAACGTCATCGGCTCGGCAGTCAGCAAGTTCTCGGGTGCCAACATCAAGGCGTGTCAGGACTTTAAGAAGCTTGCCGCCATCCTGCCCGGCGATCCCGACCGGATGGTCTTCCTGATGCAGATCAAGCCCGGCAGCTTCAAGAACTGGTCCGCATACCTCGGCTGGCTCAAGACGCAGAAAATGCAGAACGGCGCGGCGCCAGACCTGTGCGACGTGGTGACGCGCGTGAGCTTCGAGTCTCAGGGCGTCCTCAAGTTTGAGCCGGTCGCCCTGGTCGATCAGGCTGGTCCGGTCGGCCAACAGATGGTCGAGGCGTGGTCGAAGAACGTGACCGGCACCTTGGTCGGCAAGGACGACAAGCCCATCCAGGGCATGATTGGTCAGCAGAGGCCGCAGGGCGCGCTGCCGCCGCCTCCCCAGCCGCAAGTAGTTGGCCCTGTGCCACCCACGCCGCCTGTATGGCCGCAGCAGCCAGCGAATGTGACTACCACGATGCAGTCCGAGCCAACCAAGCGCCATCGTGGTCGTCCTGCGGCCGAGCCCGCGCAGCCGGCACCGACGCAAGCGCCGTTCATCACCGGCACGCAGCAGGTGCCCGCGCAGGGTGCTCCGCTCGCCGATAACGCCATGGAAATCCCGGACTTTCTGCGTCGCGACAAGCCGGCGGCACTTCCCGCACAGTCACAGACGATCATGCAGAACACGCCGGAACCGAGCCCCGACCTGGCGGCGAAGCTCGCCCAGGCGTTCAATCTACCCACGAGGTAAGGTATGGCGGAGTTCACTAGACGCTTGCGGTGGTGTCTCAAGCAAGGCGACCTGACCATCGGCGACCTGCACCACTGGTTCAAACGGCCACGGGCGACCGTGCGGCGTTGGGTGATCGACGCCTGCGTGCCGCGCGGCCCGACCGGAAATCATGCCTCCTTGCTCTTGGACTTGTTGGAGAGCAGGATCAAGAGTGGACGGGGCTTCCCCATTCCTCCCGAGCTGCACGCCCAGCAACGCCCAGGCTATATCCATGAGCAGCGCATTAGCCTTCCTAAAACATATTCTGCCCGCGGAAGGCTATAAATGCGCGACGGTTATTACAGAGACGAAGAAGTACAATCGGTTCTTCACGAGTTGCGAAGAACTGGCGCACTTTATTTCGACCGAGGACGCGCTTGGCCGCACTGTCTACCACGCCTGTGCGAGCTTCAAGACCAACGAGAGCAGGAAGGCCAGCAATGTCCTGTGCGCGAAAACGCTTTGGCTTGACGTCGATGCAGGAGAAGGCAAGCCCTACGCCGATGCCTGTGCTGCGTACCAAGCCGTCAATTCGTTCCGGCGAAGACTGGCGCTTCCAGCCCCGACCTATATTAGCTCAGGTTACGGTCTCCATGTGTATCTACCGCTGGACGAAGCAGTGGACTTGGACACGTGGAAAATTCTGGCTGCAAAACTCAAACAGCTTTGTCATCAGGAACGTTTGGAGGTTGACGAGCATCGAACTTGTGATGCGTCGTCAATACTTCGTACTCCCGGCACCAGGAACCGAAAGCACGGCGGAGCCGAGATAGTCACGGTCGGAGAGCTGACCGGGCCGTACCGGCTGGATGAATTGGGAGCGTTGAATGTTGGACTGTCCATACTGCGGCGCGAAGAAGTGGCAAGTCCATCACCACGCTTGTCCGACGTTGCGCGGCCCGCGTCACTGTGTCGAATCTCCGAAGCAGCCGGAAATCTCTACACCGATGAACCAGTCAATGTCCACGCGATTGCAGATGGATGTGCTCAACTTGGCGAGTTGCGCGGACGACTTGGAAAAATTCCTGAACCAAATTGGTATGCGTGTCTCGGAGTCCTTGCGGAAGCTGGAGCAGATGCAATCGCTCATGAATGGTCTTCTGGCCATCCTACCTACTCTCGACATGAAACTCAAAACCGCCTTGGCCGCGCCCGAGAGTTCGGACCAACCACCTGCGCCAAATTCGAGTCGGTCAACGCCAAAGGCTGCGAAGGTTGCCCGCACAAAGGAAAAATCACGTCGCCAATTCAACTCGGACGAGGACGCTTGGGATGCGTGGCTCCTCCAACACCCCAACAGCTACATGAGTTTTGTGGATTTCCAACAGCGCCGCAAGACTTCATCCTCGACCAAACCGGCCTCTGGCACCTCTCGGAGCGCGACGACAAGAACAAAATCCGCATCCTCGTCTCGTCGGCGCCGATCTACCTCGAAAGCATCCAGACCGGCGAAATAACCGCAGAAAGTTTCAGCCTGTGCTTCAAGCTGCACCTGCCCAACGAACCAGTGAAGGACTTGACCGTTCCGGCCAAGACGTTCTTCTCGTCGCACGGCATGAGCGAACTACATGGCCGAGGGGCCGTGATCCACGAGCCGGATGTTTTCCGCAAGTACGTGCGTGAAGCCATGGACGCCTGGCACACTGATAACAAGCTGGAGATGCGTTACGACCAGTTCGGCTGGAAACACGACGACAATGCGTTCCTGTGTGGACAGCGGCTTTACACGGCGCGAAACATCGAACCAACCGTCGGCAGCGACGAGATCAAAACGAGGAGTCAGTATCTTGGACCAACAAGAACCGGATCAATCTCAGCTTGGTCAAACGCAGCTAACAGCCTCTTTGCTGTCGGATGTGAACCTCAATCTTTTGCTCTCCTTAGCTCATTTGCCGCGCCACTCATGCGATTCCACTCTACGGGCGAAGGGGGAGCTATTGTCAGCCTTGTGTCGGATCAATCCGGCTCGGGGAAAACCACCGCTCTCGAAGCCGTTGCAAGCGTATGGGGTCGTCTCAAAGGTGTCCAGCTCACCGACGACGACACCAAAGTCAGCAAAGGACTGACGCTCGGCGTGCTGGGCAATCTGCCGTGTGTCTACGACGAGCTGTACGACCGCGACCCCGAGGTGATCCGCAAGTTCGTCCTGATGTTCACCAACGGGCGCGACAAGATGCGCGGCACCGTGGACGGCCAACTTCGGCACTCCAAAGCCGAATGGCAGACCCTTCTCGTGCTTGCCTCCAACAAGTCTATCGTCGACATGCTGTCCACCATGGACGGAACCGACGCGCCAGCTTTCCGCCTGCTGGAGTTCATCACCGAGTTCCCCACTTCACTTGAAAAGCGCGGTGACGAGCTTAAGCGCATTCTCGCGGCCAACTCGGGCTTCGCCGGCGACGCCTACCTGCGCGCCTTGCTGCAACCGGAAACCTTGAGCTATGTCAAGACAGCCCTTCCTGAATGGACAGATAAAATCTGGCAGCGATCGGGACTGCGCAACGAGCATCGTTTTTGGGTTAGGACTCTTGCTAGTGTCGTGGCTGCTGGCGTACTTGTTCGTCATGTTGGTATATTGGATTTTTCCATTCAGCGCATCCTTGATTGGGCCATATCCGAATGTCAAGCGCGGGCCGATGACGCCACTGTCACAGGAAAGCGTGACGCCCAGTCTGCCCTCGCCGACTTCTTTCACACCCACATCAACGATACTCTGGTGGTACAGGACGAGTGGAAACCTCATACAGCTATTAGACCTCTCGTTACCCCTAAACGAGACCTTCATGTCCGGTTCGAGCTTAATCCTCAGCGCGCATTTATCACCGAAACTGTGCTTCGAAAGTGGCTCGTCACTAAGGGAGTGAATCGCGCTGCGTTCATGAAGGAACTCAAAGCCCGCGATATTCTCTTACACGACAAGAAGCGTGTGACGCTCGGCGCTGGCACCGACTTCGCTTCCGGTCAGGTCACAGTGCTGGAGATCAACATGAAACATCCAGCAGTGAGCGGTGTAGTGGCAAGTGTTACCGAGATGGTGCAGAAGCCGGCTGCGCCGTTGCGAGCGAAACGGCTCAAATCTTGACAACGGCTTAAGGCTACGGAGGCGAAGAAAATGTCTGATTTGCCGGTCCTAGAGAAGCGAATGCAGGAAGCCAGCCGAGCCTTCTATGCTGCGAAATCGGCTCAGCAAGAAAAGGAAAACTCTCGCCTTATTGGCTCGTGTTTCAAATATCGGAACAACTATTCATGCCCGGAAAAGCCGAGCGACTATTGGTGGATGTACACTCAGGTTTTGAAGGCGGACGGCGGCAGTCTCGTTTGTTGGGAGTTTCAGCGAGATAAGAACGGGAAAATCGAGATCGATTTTCAGCGATTTTACTATCCGCACTTGCTCGAAGGACATATCAAAATCACGAGGAAAGAATTTGCTAAAGCGTGGCGTGGCCTCCAAAAGCGAATCGCGGCGCTCAAAGTCGGATGAGCATCTTAAGCATCGGTTAAGCACGCAGGAGACGGAAATGATCTGGCTTTTGACAATCCCAGCGATTGTGTATTTTACCTTTAGCGAACTAATTGCAGCGTGCTTTCCTGATTATGCTTGTCACGGAACAACGCGCGGATTCCTTGGTTGGTGCTTTCTCGTTTTCGTTGGTTGCTTTATCAGTGCCTTGATTTCGGCAGTCCCAATCCTCATTGGCGGTGCCATCGGCGCAATCCCCGAACGGCGCGGCTACAAAGATAGCGAGTTTCCGCTTGTGGCGCTTCGCGAACGAGATGGCGTAGCGGGTCATTTCTTCCTTGGCACCGGCTTTATCGGAAGCGAACAATATTATTTTTGGTATAGGAAAAATGATGACGGAGCTATCTCAGGCGGAAAAACATATCGTGAGCCAGGAGTGACCATCTATGAGGATGACAGCAACCCGAGGATGACCACTTACACGACCAAATACGTCTCAGATTTTGCCCGCCAATATTTGTGGCTTATCGGCATCGATATGCGAGGCGGGACTGATTGGTGTCCCACTTTTCACATTCCAAAAGGGTCGGTGAAAGAAGGCTATTCGCTGTAACAACGACGCCTAACGTCAGTACAACGCTTCGAGGACGACATGACCGCCGAAGAAATGAGGGAGCAGGCCGCCAAGGTTGCCGACGATCTGGAACGCCGCTGGCGCGCATCGGCTCGCAGGCAACAGGCGCTCTATGACGCGGCATGGATCGGCGGCGGGGACAACCGCCGCACGGCAGCAGAGTTGAACGCAGCGGCCGATGGCGTTGCGGCAATCGCGAGAGTTATCCGCAGTTTGGAGGCTTAAGGGGCCGATAGCATGCGATGGGATGAGTGGCGAGGATCAATAGACGGGCGCCCAACATTGTGGGTGCGGCACCTGCTTTGCGGTCGCGGTTTCCATATCGACATTCACAAGATGATCGCCTCTGACGACCCGGAATGTTTCCACACGCATCCGGCCTACGCTATTCGCGTGATCCTGTGGGGCGGCTACGTCGAGGAACTATACGGCGGCTGCCGGTGGCGCACCTGGTTGCCCGGCATGATCGGCCTTGTGACGCCCGCATGTTGTCATCGCATCGGGGGCCTTCGAAACGGCCATGTGTCGTACTCACTTTGGATCAGGTTCCGCAAAGTCGCCAAGGTGGAGTTACGCGGCGCCGGTTGGGATCGGCAGGATCAAATCTATCGCGCGCCGAATACCGTGCGCGCTTAATGCGTCGTCTGGAGGAACTATGAGACTGGACAGATCAAAATTCGTGCGCTGGCTAAGGGCAAAACCGCCGGCAACAATCGTCGGTGCAAATCGCGACTGTCATGCCTGCCCTATCGCCTTGTTCTGTGAGGAAGCGAGCGGCGGCTGTGAGGTTGTGATCTTTGATGACGGCGACCGCTACATCATCGATCGCGGGTACGACAAGCGGCGTCTGCCAGCGTGGGCAGAGAGCTTTGTCTGCGAGGTCGATGGCGAGAATGACGGGCGCATCTCCGCTGGCCGCGCCCTCGAAATTCTCGGCGCTTGAGCGTCAGATAGCATCATGCCGCGGATCGAAACGAGAGATATGCACACCGCTGGACTGCGCTACGTGCGCAGCGACGGCGCTGTTGTGAAATATTTCGGCGGCCCGCGCAAAATGGACTGGATTGCGTTTGAGCCAAACCCGTCCGAAGAATATTTGGCGAGGACGAACGGCCGACTCACTTGGCCACGCCGATGGGCATCTGCCGAAGCGGCAATGCGCGCGGTTGATCGGGAATACCCCGAGCAGCACTCAGATCAGTAGATAGGCAGCATCAAGGAATAACAAAATGGGAAGATCAAAGGGTTCGTATAATATCCTAATCCCTGATGCGCTCTTTGCTGCTGTTCGCGATGGCGACATGAGCCAAGTGGAAGCTGCACGCCGTGCAGGTTGTTCCCAGGAACTTTTCCACTACCGTTATAAGTCGTTTCGTTCTCAACAAATATCTCAGCGAACGACCAAAGCCCTCGCGGCATGTGCTGCCTACTTACGTGGGTGCCGCTCCGTGGGCTTTCAATGTGAGGCGATTCGCGATCTACGAGCGCTTTGGTGGGAATGGCACGACGAAGGCGGGAACCTTCTTTCTTCACCGCGAAGATATTGGCGGTAGGCCACGGGAAACAAATGAAGCAACGGGATCGCGAGAACATCAATCCGACGCCTGCTGCCGTTGTCGCAATGTATTTGTGGTGCGATGACTACGCTGCTCAATCCGGCGGCAGCATGGATTTCTGGAAAAAACTTCCGGACTGGAAACAGAAACTTTGTGAGGACGCCGTGAAAGATATTTTGAGGGCTCACGCAAACCAGACATCACATTAGGTAACCGATGAACCTGAAAATTGGACGAAAGCTGTTTCAGATTGTTTGGTGGGGGTGGCAACGCCCGTGCGGTTATTGGCGATGGCCTCCGCTGGAAACTCGTGAGATCATGGAAGTGAGAATGCCTGGGAAGGGCATGTCTTTCGGATTCCACGGACTGCACTTCGGCCCGATTGAGTTTCGATATCACCCGAACCATACCGGCAGGTAGGAGATCAAAGATGGACCGGCGAGAGTTCGTTCTAGGAATCGGCTCAACAATTCCGACCACAATGGGGCCGCCCATAACATTGCCCCCCGCCTCTCCGATACCGTGGAGGTGGAGCTCTCAGTCAGTGACGGGGTTTGGAAGACATGGGCGAGGCGGAATTTCAATTGCTGACGCAAATGGTCAGCACGTTGGTATTTTCCAGTATGAGGGAGATGGACTCCAAGCGTTCGCAAATGTCCAGCGCATTCTTGATGCCGTGAACGGTAAGCGCGCTTCATAAGCGATTAAGGTGACACATGAGCATTTATCTGCCCGATATCGAAGATACTCACGGGATGCTGTACGCAGCTCATGCCGCATTGCGTGATGCTGGCGACAAGATTCATGCGGTAATCGTCGCCCTGCACAACGCCGGGCGATACGCCGATGGACGCAAAGAGGCAGCGGAGGTACTTCCGTCTTTGGAACGCGCTCGCGAATTGATCGACGATGCCATGACGGCTGCTGGCAACGGTCGCTCAAAACTTATTCACAAAACTGGCTGCAATGGGTCATGCAGCGGCGTCTAGTGGGCAATTAAGGAGCGAGACATGAGGCCCTTCTTTGTATTTGTCGCCGTTGTTTGCGCTCTAGGGTTTCTTAACCCACATTCCCCTTATGTGGAAGGCATATCTTCATGGGTGAAGTTAGCGCAATTTTTAACGGCTGCGTTTTCTGCAGCGGCTGCATCCAAATAGATGATTCAACCTCCAACGACCTTCATCTCCTCGCGCGCAATCAGCTCCAGCAACTTCGGCAGCATGTCCACCTGCCGCCGACGCAAGCGCGTGTCGTCCACTTTAGTCTGCGTTGAGAACACCGTCTGAATAAGACTGGCCTTGGTGTTCACAATTTTAGGATCCAGTAAATCCCACGGTGTCTCGATCAGTGTGCGTGCCTCGCGCAGCGAAATGTCCACGAGCTCGTCAAGCTGGCCGGTCGCGTCGAGAGAGCCGATCGGGCGAAGCTCGTCGGGCTCAGTATAAACCGGAACGCGGACAGGCAGCTGCACGTCATCGAGGTTGTCGAGCGACACCTTCGTTGTTCTAGGAACAACAACGTCAGCTGCGTCTATTAACTTCACTGCGGGCCTCCGTAGCGGTTCTGCTCGGCCTGGTCATGCCCGAGCTTGCCACCACGCCCTCGTCTACCAAACCAGCGCCGCTCTGCCAACGCGCGCATCATGCCCTCATGCCCCTCCGGGTCGACCAGCTGCCGCGGGGCGGTACGCATCCCAATGGCCTTCTCGACCGCTGAGATGTTGGAACCTTCCTCGCGGCCTTTACCCGTGTTCTGCACCGTGATCGGCGTCATCTCTTTCAGGACCAGATCAAAATACTCTTGCAGGTAGTCCGGCGCCTTCTTCATGAACGGCTGTTCCGCTTCGCGCGGAGAGAACACCGGATCGCCGCGCCAGTCGCTGTTGCTCAAAGTGTGCGCGATGTGACGTGGCAACACCGACAGCTTGTTACCAGCCTCCTGCAACGGGTGCTCATAGTAACCGTAGACGTCCTTCATGATGCCCGGCATCAACATCCGCTCAGGCAGACCGCTGCGACTGTCGATGCCACCCGTGCGCGGCGCCGCCAGATCCTGCATGTCCTTGGGATACTCGCCGGTCTTCAAGTGCTGATAAACCGCTGACATGACCGCCCAGTTGAGCGCCATGCCTACCACGTAGTCGGTCTTGGGCGACCAGCCAGCACCGTGCCCTGGGCGCATCACGCCGCGCGCTGCGTCGCGAACGCCGCCACCGAGCTCGCGCCAGCCGCCCATCGACCACGAGTAGGACAGCATCCCGAGCTGTGCCGACTGCTTGGCAAATTTGTTCCAGAAGATGTTGTCCTGGATCATCTCGCCGAAGCGGTTGTCGATACTGTCGACGATCTTGCGTGCGGCGGCCAGCTTCTCAGCTTGCGTAGCACCAGGGTTGGCCTTGATCCACTGCGCCATGTTTTCCATGGCGGCGCCGTTCTTTATCAGCGGAATGTAGTGCTGGAAGATCGGCTGGTTGAGCGTGTCCATGATACGGCCGATATGCGAGGCCGCTTCCTTGAACGGTCCCGCGCTCGACCCGCGCGCCCGCGCCCAGGAGTCGATCATCTGCGCCTTGAGTTGCGCCCGCTTGAACGCGACGTAGTAGGAGCCGAGTGCCGACGACTGGTAATCAAGTGCGTGCGTCGAGCCCACCATACGACCGCCTGCTTGCGTGATAAGGTCGACGAGCTCCTGGTCCTGCGCGGTGCCCGCCGTCTTACCAAGATAAATGTCGCGCGCCTTACGTCCCTTGAGCGCGTAGGTCACAGGCGAGAACGGATACTTCACCAACTCATTAAGTCCTTCCGCGATGCGCCCACCACGGAATGCGCCAACCACCTTGGCCAGTTGCGAGGACAACGAGGCTTCCGCGATCGTGAAGGCGTGATAGCCGGACAGGCTCAGCAGCATCTGCGTCGTGGTGTTAGCGCCGTGGCGCAGCACATCGTAGACACGGCCATACTCGCCGCCTCCGATGTCGTGGAAGCCCTTGCTGATGAAGTTGTTGTAGACACGCGCAAAGTCTTCCGGCGCGTGCGCCACGGCGCCCGTCGTATCCGTTGCACCACGCCCCTCGATCCGCACCCAACCAGGCGGCACGCCCTGGTAACTGTCGGGATGGCCCGAGGCGCCCATGGTGCGTGGCCGGAAATACTTCACTAGTCCGGCTTCCTTGGCTCTATGCAGCACCTCGGTCGCCGCAATGAACTTGTCCATGCTGGTGACGTAGCGCAACGCCGCCTCGATCGGATCGGTAGTCACGGGCGTCAGGCCGCGGCGGATGCCTTCTTCTATCGTTGGAACGCTGCGAGCTTTTAGGGAAGCGCCGCTACCCTGCTTGATCGGGCCGCCCATGGACGGCAGGGCTTGCCGCGCCGCGTTGGGATCGGTCCAGAAGTGTGGGAAGTAGTCGTCCACGAACCTCGCCTGCGACGTCGGCGGTAAGGACTGAAGCTTGGCCTTGCGTGCCTCGAACGCCTTACGCAGCACGTCGGCCAGCTGTTGAAGCTGCGGCTGCACGGGCGCCGCGTGCGTGCCCTCGATGTAGCCCATGAAATGCAGGCGATCGGCGTCCGGCAGCTGGCTGATGATCTTGCGATAAGGCTCGACGTTGGCGATGACCTGCTCGGTGTCGCGCGCCGCGCGTCCACTGCCCGAGCGCAGCAGACTTGCAGCCTCAACTGCCTCGGCCGACATGGTGTCGGGGGAAAACACACGCTGCAAGGTCTTGGGCGTCTTGGCCATACCGATCACCGGCAACGCGAGACCCAGCGTGAAGTCGGTATACTCTTTTGGGAGGCCCGTCACGTTCTCGATCGGCTGGCCGGCGATCGACTCCAGGGCGGCATTGATGGGCGAGAGCGTGTAGTTGAGCGCGCCGAGCGCAGTGTTGGCGATGGCCTTGATCGGCTTCATCTTACCGCCCTGGCCAAACTCCTCAATGCCCTCGCCAAACTGGTTCTGCGCTTCCTGCCGCAAGCGAGTGTAGGTCGACGGGTAGTTGGTAATGGGCTCGATCGCTTGGGCGAGCCAGCTCTTGTCCTGCTGCGGCGATGTAGCAGGCGCTTGTGCTGCGACCGTCCAGGGGTCGGCCTGTGGTGCAGGCGCCGGGGTCTGACTGACCACACCCCAGTCGCCGGCAGGAGCAGCTTTGGGTACGCGATACTCGAAGCCTTCCGGCTCGACGCGCTGGACGTCCCATGCCTCGGCCATCACTGCACCTGTTTAGGCTGGCCGTTCTCGATCGTCCACTTCTGCCCATTGGCGAACGTGGTGACGTGCCCTTCCTTGAGCTGCTGTAGTGCCTGCGGAGGGAGTGGAGCGGGCACTGTCGCCGAAACGCCACCGCCTATGATGGTCTCGCCCGGCTGGCCGACCATACTGCCCTTCGGTTCGGCCTCAGCAGCCGGCTTCCTCATGCCCTGGATGGCCTTCAGGCTCTCGTCGCGCACCTTGTTGGCCTCGGCCTCGATCGCATTCTTCTGCGCCTTGGTCATGTTGGTGGCGTTGGCGTTGATGATCTCGGTGGCGCGGTTATGCTGCGCTGCAATAACGGCGCGCAGCTGCGCCAAGTCGGCGGAACGATCGCCGGACTGGATCTTGCGCTCGATCTCCTGCTTTTTCAGCTCGAAATTCTTGTACGCCTGGTCCTGGCTAAAAATCTGCCGGTCCAGCAAGCGGTTCTCGCGCTGCGCAGCCTGATCCAGCCGGCGCTCGCCCTGACCGAGTCGTCGCTCGCCTTGCTCGATCCGCTGATTGCCCTGCGTGGTCTTACGCTCGCTTTCGCCGCGCAGAATATCCGTGCGTTCCTCGCCTGTGTCGAGACGTCGGTTGCCTTGCTCGGTCTTGCGCTCCTCGCCCTGCTGGAAACGGGCGTTGCGGCCCATCTCCATATCGCGGCGCATCTCAATCCCCATTTTTGCTAGCTGAAGCTTGCCGTCTGCGTTGAGCAGCGGAACAGCCTGACGCAGCGCTGCGGCCATCGCCTGCGGCGGCAACCCCGGATTGGCCTGCTGAATCTTGCCGATAATCGTTTGCAGGTCGAACTGGGGTAAACCCCCCTGCGGCTGACCACCCTGCATCGGCGGGGAAGGTGCTGTGGGCTGCGGAAACGGTCCAGGCTGGCCCGTCATGAAGGGAAGCGTCGGCGGCCCTCCCATCGCACTGCCACCTTGCACCGGCGCGTTGGGCGCCCCGCCTAGGGGCATACCGCCCTCCATCGGCGGCGACGGCTGGCCGGGCATCGGCTCCTGCGCCATCGGCCCCAACGGATGCTGCATGGGCACGGATGGCTGGCCAGGCATCGGCGGTTGCGGACCTGGTCCGGATCCTGGCCCCATCGCCATGCGGTCGATCGACCCCTGAGGCATCGAGAACGCTTTGCCCAGCGCCTCCATGCCCATCATCTCGTAGGTCTGCGGCAGCTGGTCGATGTAGCCCCGACCCGCCGCGCTCAGTGCTCCAAGGAATGCCATGGGGTCACCAGCGGCTGAACGCGCCGGCGCCGCTCGCCAACGCCCGCGAACGCTCAGTAGCACGCACGTAGTCGACCGCCTTGAAGCCACCCACCTCGAACACGGCGTCCGGGCGCACCCGCTCGACCTCGTGCGCCATCAGGCCGATGCGCGGTTCCGGGTCGCCGCGGTAACGGTATTTGTAGAGCGGCTGACCATCGTAGAGCTCGCCCACGGGCTCGACGTCTTCCTTGAGCCGGATGTCGGAGAACGCCATCATAGCGTAGGGTGCCACCGTGCCGGCGATCTTGCCGATACCGCCCCACATATCCGACTGCTGCTTGCTGGCGAGCTCGGACTGCTTGAGCTGGTTAGCGAAGTTCTGGTTGGCCACCTGCCCGGCGTTGTTCCCCTGGCTGATGTAGTTGAGGTAGTCCTGGATAGACTGCTGCGGGATCTGCGACGCCATCTGGCCGAACTGGCCCAGGTTCTGAAGCGCCGTCTGCTGCCCGGTGCCCGCCGCCTTAAAGGCATTATAGGGCATCGCCGAACCCTGGGTGTACTGGATGGGCGCGGCGTTCTGCATTCCAGCCGCCTGCCCAAAAGCGTTGCCGGCACCCGACACCCCTTGCAACATCCGTTGCAGCTGCTGATTCTGCCAGTCGATATTAAAATCCGACATGGCCTTGTTCTCAACACCCGCCCCCCACGGGGTCATCGCGAGACCGCGGGCGCCGAGGCCGGCGCGAGTCTGGTCCTGAAGTTGCTGCTGGGTGCGGGCGTAGAGCGCGCCGCGCGGGTCGAACGCCGCGTTCAACGCCGCGCCGCCAGCGCCATAAAGCTCGTTACCGCCCTGGAACTGGTTGGTGGCTCCCTGCTGGGCCATTCCGCCGCCGTACATCGCCCCGGTAATCATCGGCGACGAGAACGGGTTGTTCACGAGGTTCTGCGTGATGTCGCCGTACTGGCCAAGCGTCTGCCCGGCCGTGTTAAAATTGCTCAGATTACCAATGCCGCCGAGCGCCCCGGAGGACGCCGACGCCATATCGTTCGGGTTCGCCGTCCACGGGTTAGGTCGCGGAATGCTGTTCGCAGGCCCTTCGAACAGGCCACCAAATAACGCCATGGCGCCTCACTCTCAGGCGCAGCGCGGCCCAATGGTCGCCGGCTGCTCGGCCGGCTTGCTGCGCGTTGGCTCGCTGTTCACCGACCCGGTTCCGCCGGTCAGTCCTGGCTTCATCGACTGATCGCCGTCCTTCGGTGACCGATCCTTCAGGCCGTCAAGCAGCCCGCTATTTTCCGCCATGGTGTGCTCCTTACGGTCGTGGTCGCTCGGACGGGGGGAACCCCGGCGCCACCGGCGTGCCGGTCACGGCAGTTGGCGTCACAGTGACTGCGGGCTTCTCAGGGGCTGGCTTTCCAGCCGCGGCTGCTTTCTCCTCCTCGGTGGCAAACTTGGACACCTTAGACGGGCTGGCAAGCAGCGCCTTGTCTTCCGCGACCTGCTTGGCTGCCGCCTCGGCCGCAGCCTTTTTCTCCTCGTCCGAGATCGCCGCTCCACCAACTGCCGCGGTCGCGTTCAGCCGCGCCTGCGCAGCTTTGCGCGCCGCCTGGTCGGCCTCGACTTCGGCGTCCACGGGCGTGACCTTGGTGACCGTGCCGTTGCGCTGGAAGTCCAGCCGCACGTAGTCGTTGCTCTCGACGTGCCCGACCAGGCAGCGCACGATGGCGGTGTCGGCAGGGTCGACGGCGAAGGTAACGACCGCGCCCGTGACCGGGTCGACAACCCGTTGTTCGGCTACCGAAAACATGGGCTAACCTCCTGATGTTACTTGATGCTCTCGACGATCATGCCGTTGGCGGTGATGTCGGACGCAGTCGCGGCAGTGCCCGTGCACTTGATGACGATGGCGCCGGACAACGTCTCGGCAGCGTCGGTCACGCCGGGCGACACGGCCGTGGTATCGACCACGCCGCGGCCCAGGAAGCCCTGCGTTGTTGCAGTGCGGCGCATCACGATGTAGTCGAGATACCAGCCCTTTGCGTTGGTCGCAGCGGTCGCCGTGGCGATCGACGTCCCACCAAAATAGAGCTTCATCGTCTTGTTGTTGGCGTTGGCGCCCGTAGTGCCCCAGCAGGTCACCCGCAGACTCTGACCGGCCGTCGCCAGGGTGCTCGACGGCAAGGTGTAGGTCTGAAGGGTCTGTTCGGCGGTGGTCGTACTGGGAAGGGCAACGGCGGCGGTTTGGGCGTTGTTGAGGCCGCCCACCCCGCTGTTGATCGACTGAATGACCTGATTGAGACAGCTCAGAAGCTGGCTCGCCTCGTTGCACCCCGAGGTGCCGGTGAGCAGCGAGAGGTTGGCCGAAGAAGCGATGGCCGCTGAGACGACGACGGCGGCAATGACGGACAGAGCCTTGGCAAACAGGTTCTTCATCGTCGATCTCCCATGCGGGGCTCGCCCGCCCTTCACGCAGTTGTTGAACTTTATCCTGCAAGTCCCTGAATTGCAACGCCCCTCAGTATTTGATGATCTTGTTCACCACCAGAACGCCATTGAGCACTGTTAGGGCCGTGCCCGAGCCACCGGACGCCACGGTGATGCCTGTCGTGTTGGATGTTGTGTTCTGCACCGAGGCATTGTGGGCCAGATTTGTGCCTGAAGCAGTGTTGTTACCGCCGGTCACGCTCACCGTGATGGCGTTTTGAGGGTGCATATGTCCTGGATCGGTGACGGGCAAACTATAGTTAGGGATATTTGCCTGCAAAATTGCGACCGTCCCGGCTGTATTGCCGCAAGCGGTCCCGAGCGTGTTTGACCCCGCGCACACCCCCGTGATGCGCCCCAGTCCATCCTTGCCGAGACTCATGCGGCCGTTCATGTCCGGCAGACTAAAATGCGTGCCGTCCGCCGCTCCGTAGGTCGTGCCGATGACCGCGAACAGCGTGGGGTAGTCCGTGCGCAGAAGTGACGAGCCATCCTGAAGCAACCAGCCGGCCGGCGCCGTCGTTGTGAACCAATCCATTCCAGCCCCAACGTAATAGGTCTGCCCGACCAGCTGAAACTGAGTGCCATCGTAAACCACCTCAACCAGCTGTCCGGCGACAATCTCGCCACCAACCGACGCCGAAGCACCAAGTTGAGTACGCCGAAACACGCTGATGGCGCCCTGCGAACTCACATTGAGCGTGGTTGCCGCCGTGTTGGAGAAGCCGGCGATGAACGTCACTCGCTTGCCCGCGGCCAGCGTGAAGTTGGTTGGCGACACGCTCGCCACCACCTGCGCGTTGCCGCTGCCAGTCGACGTCCCGCCCGCGTAGATGTAGGAACCGCCCTGCGCCGGGGTGAGCGGCGTGGAGAGTGCGGCGAGCGCCGTAATGTCGGAGTTGACTCCTGAAGCAGCGGCGCTGGTGAAACACGTCACCAGCGCGTTATAGTTGGCCATGACCTGCGTAGCGTCGGCGATCGTGTTGTTCTGAAGCGTGAATGGCAGCGTGCAGGTGATGCCCGCGCGCAGCACCGAGACTCCATAGCTTCCGAGCACACCCAGCGCGATCACGCCAGCAAGCAACCATTTTCTCATGATGCCACCTGTTGCAGATACCCAAGCTGCTCATAACGAAGATGCAGCCTACCGATCTTGAAGCCCGACACCGACTGCCCCGTCGCCGAGAGTGCCATGCGTCGGAACACGATAGGGATCGTCCACGGCAACTGCCGCGGAAACAGCGCGCCCGCTGCACCCTGCCACAGTGCCTGTCCCCAGGTGAAGGTGCCCCACACCGTCGCGGAACCAGTGAGTGAGACTGCCACGGTATCCAACACCGTTCCGTCCTGATCCAACGCACGGCAGGAGATTGCGCCTGAGCCGGCCACCAGCGCCATGTAAAGCGTCGTCTCCAGCATATTGTACTCGGCCATCTGGTCGGTGTCAGGCAGCATAGATGTCTGGTAGGCGAACGAGAGCTGGTTGCCGTTCTCGGTGTAGGTGCTGGTCCCCGACTGCACCGTGTCGCTCTGGAACAGCTTCGCCGTCACACCCAGCGGCGTCATGATGAAGCTGTTGTTGTAGGGCACGATCAACGATGCGGGAAAAGAGTGCGGGCCAGTCCACAGACCGCGCGCAAAGTCAAACCAATACTCCTGGTTGGGCGTGCCCACCGCGTTGCCATTCTGGCACGACACCCGCAGGATGTTGCCGCCCGCGGCAGCCACCATGCGCGACGGCGTGACGGCAAACGTGAACGGCACCGTGATGCCGCTGCCGGCAATACCAATCGGGTCGGACACCGTCGTGCTGAAGTCGATGATCCGTACGCCCTCGGGCGAGACAAACGCCAAGCCCTTCGGCGTCGAACACACCGAGTTGGGCGCCAGCGTCCCGGTCGGAACATTGAGCGCATTCTTCGCAAGGTTGCTCGTCGCCGCGTCGCCCGTGATTTGAAACATCCCCGACGTGCCCTTGAACACGATCAAGGACTGCGTAACCGCGCCGGTCAACTGCGTGTTGACACCGAGCGCGCCGAGCGCAGTCAGCGGCAGGTTGTCGTCGAACGTCAGCACCTGCGTACCGGCCGTCACATTGCGCGGCACCAGCACGTCGGAGAAGATAAGAGCAGGCTGACCAGCGGGAGGATTGACCGCCCAGTAAGCACGCCCGTTGAAATTCTTCACCGACGACGGCGCCGTGGTGGTGAACGTGATCGCGCCCGTGAGATTGCCCGCGTTCCACGTTGGCGCAGCGGGATCGGTGATGTCGAAGTAGCCGAAGTACGCACCTCCACTGCCGTTGTAGCCGGGATGCGTCACCAGAATATTGACCCCCACCAGGTCCATCGTCGGTGGCGTCCACGCCCCGATCGCCGATGGGCTGGTCGGACAAGTTGTGCCGTTGATCGTGCCACCGACTGCGGTAAACAGCCCGGTAATGAGGTTGTAGGAGAACGGTTCGTCCTTGCCAGCGTTGCGAGACGTTGCAATCAGTCCGTAGACCTGCGTGCCCAGGATCTTCATGCACGAGATGAAGCCGGGAGTGGTGAACGACGAGAACGACGTCTGCAAGATTGACGCCGGCCGGCACTGAAAGAGGTTGCGCGTGCTGGGATCGGGAATGAGGTTGGTCAGCAGCGCCATCGCGCCGGGCGGATTGTCCGTGCTGTCGAGCGAGTCACAGACACCGAGCGGCGCGAACTTGAGCGGTGTGGCGTGGCGAAGGCCCATTCACCACCCGATCGTTTTTGTGTTCCGAAGTCGAGAAAGATCGTTGCCAAACCGGCGACGGTCGAGGCTTACCGTCTTCGCGGCCGTCTCAGGATCGTCCTTCATCGACATATATTTGCGCAGTAAGTCGCCCGCACCACCCTGCCCAGGCTGGTCACCAAGAAATGCCTGCCAACGATCATCGTTGGCAATCTTCATCAACTCGCCGGCCACGCGCGTGTAGAGGTAGGTCTGATTGGGAAACCACGGCGTTGTGGACGTGTCGGTGATGTCAGTCGGCTTGGAGTTGTAGCGGATAGTCGCAGGATAGGCACCACTCGCCGGCGGCCACACATACAGTCCGGGTTCCTGTCCCACCACGGCCGTCACGTCCACGTAGGCGAAGTATGGATAGGACGCGAGACCAGCCTGCTGCACGAACGAGTCAAACTGCTCCTGCTCGACACCGATCAGCTTATAAGGCACGTCGCTAATCATATAGAACGAGCCGTTGCGATGCAGCCGCAGGAAGTCGGACGGCATCGTGTTCGGGCCTGAGCCCGGCGCGTAGCCGTTGCCAGACGCCGTCGTGCTCAGGTTGAACTCGTAGGTCTTGCGGATGACGTTGAAGTCGTAATTCTGCGCCAGTTCCAGCAGGACGGCGTTCAAAAATGAGAGCGCCTGACTGGTATAGCCAGGGGTTTTCGCCATCTGGCAGGCGAGCGTGACAATCTGCGCAGTGGTGAGAGCCACGTCATGCTCCGATCCGCGCCTGATGCTCTGAAAGCTGCTCTTTCACCTTGGCAATACGTCGCTTGCATTCCTCGACATTCCAAACAGCTTGCTTTTTCTCTTTCTGCTCGCTCTCTGAAAGTCTCGGCTCGCGACGGCCATTCTGCTGCGCCCGCGCGTTCAAGCGTGTCTCCAGATCGCCCATGCGTTTCACATGGTCGTCGGCGATCTTCTCCTGCTGTTCGAGTTCCAGCTTCAGATGCTCGATCATGCCGAAGGAGAACTGCCGCTCGGACGCGGTGCGCAGCTTGTCGAGCACCTTGTTCAGATCCTCGATCGCGTCGTCGCGACCGACGAAGCTCTGCAACACGAGCGCCTTCTTGCCGGGAAGCTCGACGGTGTACGAGATGCCGATGGACGGCACCTTTTCGATTTCGTCGGTCATGCGCGCAACAGATTGGGAGGATTGACGACAGCGCCAGAGTCGGTGACGTGCGAGTGGCGCTGTTTGCGGTAGAAATTCTCGCTCTTGCCGTCGATCCGCGACTGATGCCCCCATGTGCGCTGCATCGCCTCGCGAATCGCGATCGCTTGGCTGACCGGCACCGTATAGGTCTGTCCTTGCAGGAAGGCGCGATTGTCGATCAGCACCCGGTCGCAGTACGGAGCAAGGTCGATGGTGATCGTCTCCTGCGCTTCAACGAGCCCGGTTTTCTGTTTGTGCTTGGTCTTGAACTCGGCAAGCTTGAGCGCCTTGGCCGCCTTCTTCTGTTCGGCCAGGACTTCCTTCTCAGCTTGCGCTTCAAGTTCGGCAAGCTCAGTTTCTGTGAGCACCGAAGTGTCGACCACGCCGAGGTTCTTTGCCGGAGCTACGGATTCTTTTGCCATCGCCTGCGATGCTCCTACGCTGATGTCCAGTCTGCTGTCTTCGCCTCGGAGGAGACGACGATGGGGAAGCCGGTCGAACCATAAGCCACCCAGTCACCCGGCTGCAAGTTCAACCAGCCGCGGTTGGGCACGTAGAGCCGACCGTTGAAAGCGAACGCGCCGGGCACGATCGGGTGCTTTGGGTTGTCGTCGTCGAGGATGTTCGCCGCGATCAGCGCGACGTTCGCCATGTTGGGCTGCCGCGTCCACTGCATTGCGGAGAGCGTGGACGTCGCAGAAGTGCCGAAGGTGTTTAAGGCCATTACACTTTTTCCTCTTGACGACCCACTCTTTCCATGCTACCCGTCGATCCTCTCAAACAGGAGACAGACGATGCAAGGAAAGAAAGTAGACCTCTCTAGCGGAACGAAGCCCTGCCCAAAGTGCAACACGACTAAACCACTTTCGGAGTTTGGTGTAAACAAATACACCGCCAGTGGTTTCTCGTCCTACTGCAAGCCCTGCATGGCGGACCAAGCCCGAGTCCGCCGAGCAACCCCTGAAGGAAAAGCCGCTCACCGCGCGAGCACCGAACGCTGGATCGCGTCGCTCGAAAGCAAGCCCGCTACACCTGGCTTTAAGGTGTGCCCAAAATGCCAAATCAGCAAGCCTTTTGAGCAGTACCCAAAAAACAAAAGAACCAAGCATGGGATCAATGCTTACTGCTTGGTCTGCGCGGCCGAAATAGTGCGGGCGCACCGCGCCACCCCTGAAGGCGCGCAGGCGCACCGCGACGCTTCTAAGCGATGGCGAGACGCCAACACCAAACGGCATAAAGACAACAACGCCCGTTGGAAGTACGGCGTTGCCCACGGCGGATACGATACACTTTTGGCGAAGCAAGACGGCAAGTGCGCAATCTGCGACTCGTCGGACCCCGGAAGTCGATTGGAGCGGTTTCACATCGACCACGATCATGCTTCCGGTAAGGTCCGCGGTTTGCTTTGCGAGCTTTGCAACCGCGGACTTGGCTCCTTCAAAGACCGTGTAGCACTTCTTTCACGCGCTATTAGCTACCTCAATACCTCAGCCGAAGGTGGCTGAAAAGGCGCTAACACTCTCAATACGCATGAAGAATTGCTGGTTCTCGATCAAGGTTCCATAAAAAAGTTTCCACCCAACCACGCGAATCTGATTCAGGGGGTCACTCTTATCGGCTTCCTTGAGATACGTGAACTTCACGTCGTCCAACTTGACCTGCCCGTAGGCGCCGCGGCCAATGATGTAGGTCGGATAAACGGTGAGCCCGGTGGTCGGTGCTGCGGGCGGCTGCTGAGCCGTTCCGGCCGCCGTGATAACCGCCGTGGTCCCGGCGGGAATCTGCGTGGCGACACCCTGCATCGGACCAACAGTCGGCCCTGAAGTCGTGGTGCCAAGCGTCGAAGACGCCATGCTGGCCGACGTCGAGACATAGACGTTGTAGGTGTAGCCGGTGGTCGACGGCACAGTCACCGAGATTGATCCGTTCGGACCAGTCACTGAGATCGCGTTACTGATCTGGTAGATCTGGCTCTCGAACTGGTTCTGCGTGTCGCTCGCCGTCACCTGCACGTAGTAGGTGTTGGTCGCGAGCGCGCCGGCGGTGCCTGCCGTGCCCTGCACGGCAGCGATGCCGGTGAAGAACGGCACCATGTTGGACTCGCAGAAGCGAATGCCGTTGAACTCGCCTGCCTCGTAGTTGTAAATGCGATTGATGTCGCTGTAGGACCAGGCAGTCTGCACCGCGCTGTTCTGGCGCAAATCCGCCGCCACGAAGGGGTGGATGATCGAAGTGTAGTGTGGCATCCGGCGCGGGTTGTCGGAAGCCTTGGCGCCGCCCGCATCCGCTTCGAGCTTGATGTCGGTCATCTCGTCGCCCATGTAGCGAGGCGCGCCGAGATTGAACAGCATCGAATAGGCCCGCTGCACCTCGAACGGGTTGAGTACGTCGCCGGTCGTGAGCAGGGCGCGCGAACCGCGCGAGTTGACGTAGTTGATCTGCGTACCGGAATTGAGGGTGTTGAAGGTGTTGCGCTCCAGCGTCTCGGCCACCTGAAGGCCGACCAACTCTGTCGCCTTCTTGAACAGCGGGTGGTAGATGGTCATCTCGGCCACGTCGGTGATCGTGACCTTGTCGCCCCACTGTTGGGCGGTCGCCGAGACCTGCTGGATACTCATGGTCTCGCCGACCGGCGGGACACCCTCGGAGAGCGGAGCGAAGGGCAGCGGGATGCGCAGGTAGCGCGTCGCCGTGTAGGTGGTTCCTCGCCCCTTGGGCAGTTCGAGCGGGTCGCCGAACTGGTACGCGACCAGCTGTTTGCGGGTCAGCGGCAGCGTCTTTTCCGCGATGTAGGCAACGATGTCGCTGGAAAAGTTGGAGGCTTGGTTGGTAGCCATTCGCGTTCTCTCCTGAAAACGGTAAGGCTATCAGTACCTTACCTCAGATGAACTGGCCCGCCAGCCGTTTCTCCGGGCTGTCCGGGGTCTTTCCTCGCTGCGATGCAGCATCTCCTTTCCCACTTCCGGGTCTGGTTTGCTGCGCTGCGATACGTCTCTGGCCCTGCTGCGCCGGCTTTCGGTTGCCCGCCCCGGCCAGTGCCCGCTCCCCGAGGATGAACTTCAGAATCGTCTCGCGATCCGTGGGTCTGCCCGCCTGAAGGAGCTCGTTGAACTTGGCCTCTACCTCCGCTTTGTACTTGCCGTAGACCGGGTTTGCCGCCGCCTTGGCGTCGAACGCCACCTGATCCATCGTCAACTGCGTCTGCAAGGCGTTCTGCTGTAGCGTGCCCTGCATCGTCCGCTGCATCTGAGCGAGCCGGTATTCGGTACGCTCCTCCGGTGTCATCACCGCGAGCCGCGCCGCCTCCTGCTCCGCCGTCAGCTGCTGGTTGCCCTGCTGCGTGATCCGCCGAAGCTCTTGGAGCTCCCGCTTGGTCGCCGCCGCTTCTTCCCGCGCAGCCTTCGTCTCGTTCGCTAGCCGCTGAAAACGTGCTTCGCCCCGGCTCGGTTTACGGGCCGGTTCGCCGTCTACTTGCTCCTGTTGCCCATCGTCTTCTGCGTCGTCAGGGTGTTCGGCGGCATCGCCACCTTCGAGCTCGACGCCTTCGGTATCGTCCGGCCCGGTGGTGTCTTCACCGGCTTGGCCTGTCCCGACTTCGGCATCTTGCTCGACATCGTCCTGCTCTCCAGCCACGTTCTCTCTCCTTGATGACTTACGGCCATCGGTCGTGTGGCGCCTAACGGGTCGCCAGTCGGATCAGCCACTTACGGCGGCCAGTCGATGTTTCAGTTTAACTTGGGTGGGGAAATAGTCAACCTAGCGAATCGGACTGCCAAAATCGTGCAGCCCGAGAATGCCGACCAGGATGAACAGGATCAGCCAACTCCCGAAAGGCCCCCATGCGTAGGGTGACGGTCGCCAGGGATTGAGACCAAAGATACCAAAGACGCCCACCAGCACGTAGATCAACCAGAACCAAATGTTAGCGCCCATGGGAGTCTCCTATTTTTTGTCGGCTGCTGCTGCTGCTGCTTCTTCCCGTGCCAACAGCCGACCAGCCTCTTGCCCAAGCGCATGTTGTGCCTCGGCCGTCGTCTTGACCAGCGCGTCCTTGATCGAATTAGTGTTGACTTCCAGCTTCTTGATCCACTCTTTGAAGTAGTACAGAACAACTGGAGTAACGCAGTTGGCGACAGCAATGATCGCCAAAAAGAAAGTATTGTATTTTTCAATACCGGACATGGTCACGCCTTCGCAGGCTCCAACGCCGACAGCTGAGCTGCCACAGGGAGCGCGGCCACCGTGGGCTGCACTTTATCACTCGGAATGGACGCCGCAACCGCAGGGGTCGTCACAATGCCGCGCACGCTCGGATCCGACGCCGCTTCGGTCAAAATACCCTTGCGAGTTCGCTGAAAGACCGCCCAGGCCCCAGTCGCCAACGGAGCCAGCATGGCGAGCAACTTGGTCACATCAGCGATGACCACGTTAAGCTGATCGTAGATCGCATATAAGTCGACGCCGTGCGAAGCCGCGAACGAAATACCCGCCCAAGCTCCCGCGACTGCTGAGCCAGCGTGCAACAGCCCGGTTTTAATCATCGGCGTCATGGTTTTGGTCCTTTGCATATTGGATCCGGCCAGTTCTCGCACTGGCACTTGTAGGTGACTTCGTTGGCCGCGATCCGCCGCTTCACCGGATCGGCTGCCGTGATCTTGCCTTCGCCCTGCGCCTGGATCACGCGCTGGTAGACCTGACAAAAACTATCGTCGGCAGGGTCAGCTATTTTTACTTGGAGAGGTGGGAACAGGCTCCCGCACCCCGTCAGGCTCAAGGCGATGCAGCAAATCGTCCACCTGGTCAGGCGATAGTGCATTGATCTCCCCCATGATCCGCTTCGCCGCAGCAGTCTTGGCGAGGATTGCGGCAGCATGACGCGCAATCTCCTCATCACGGCCAACCTCCATAGCCTGCTGCGTTTTCTGATTGTCGAGAAACCAGAGAACGAGCTTCAAACCAGCAAGTGCGAGCGCGGCCCAATCTAACATCAGGCCGTACTGACCTTCGGGTCATCCTTCATAGTGACGTTCGCCACGGGCGCCGTTGCCACCACTTTCTTAACCTCGGGCATAGCCGTCACTACCGCGATGGCGTTCGACTGCGTGTGAACAAACAAGCCCCAAATTGCCGCTGCGACCGCGGTGGCGATGCCGATGAAAGTCTCGCTGTTCAAGATAGCGAGCACTTGGTCGGCAGTGATCCACCCACTGTGCGCTGCCCAGCCAGCGATCGCACCGCCAAACATGGCGATGAAGCTACGCAGGATGCTCTTGACCTGTTCCTGGTTCATCCACTTCTCCTTTCGTCAGATACGCGATCATTGCCTGAATTGTCTTGTTTCCGATGATGCCGTCGACCTTTAACGGTGGACTGGCGCCCAAGTAATTCAATTTAGTTTGCAGCCACATCGCATCGTGCAGCACAGGCGGTGTGATTGTTCCTGCGACGTCGTCTGATGCAGCAGCGTTGGCCTCGAATGCCTCACGCCACGCTGCCGCAGCGACGTGTTTGCCAGGCCCGCCGTCCCAGTCGTTGTACACGTTACCGCCTAGATCAATCCGCGGCGTGCGCCAGCCGTTCGGATCAGTCCGCAAACCCTGATCGGTGAAACCCTTGATGGTGTCGCTGCCAGCCATAACCGCTTCGATCGCATCGTTCATTCGTTGCACGAGCACAGGACTATGGCGAAGCTGAGCGATGAACGTAGGAAGTTGGCCGCGATTGATCGGGCCATAGAAGCCGCTGTGCAGCATTTGTGTTAACGTCTTTTGCTGTCCGTGCGAACGGACATATAGGGTGCGGTTAAGCAGACTTTCAAAAGTCTGCTGCGCATCGCCTTCCGATAGCAGCATGGCAGCGACGCTGATCCATACATCGGGATCGTTCAACTCGGGACGAAAGACTTCGCGCTGCTGCGCAATCCACTTAGCTCCCACTTACTTTTTCTCCGCCGGTTCTTTCAAAGCCTTTAGCTCGGCCTGAAGCTTCTCGACCTGCTGCTGCAACGTGATCGCCTGCATAGTGCATTGCAGTTTTGCATTAAGCTGCTGCATCACTTCAGACTGCATTGCCTGCATCTCGGGCGACGGAGGAGGTGCTTGCTGCGCAAGTGCAGGAGAAGTCAGCAGCAGAAAAACTAAAGCGAGAAACTTCATCGTGCGATTCTCCGTTTGAGTTGTTCAACATCGGTACGCAAATTATCGTTGTCGGCCTTGAGTTGCCGGATAGCCCCCGCATAAAGTGTGAACACACCATTATAGTCCACCGCGCGAATTTGACCGTCATTATCGTAGGCCACGAGACGAGGATCAATCATCGCGACTTTTTCGGCGGAAAACCATACATGCTCGCGCTGCCAAACTTCGCTCGTAAAGATTCCTTCTGGTTTATAGCGCCCTGTTGATGGCTGCAATTTGAGAACCGCCGCCAGTGCATCCCTGTCGGCAATATCTTTCAAAGACGTCTTGAAACGCTCCGATGACACTAGACAAGCGATGCTGTCAGCAATCAGTTCGCCGCCGCTAGACTGACAGATGTAAGCAGTCTGCGTTGAGCCCGACGATGTTAGCCCGTTCATGAAAACACGCTTGTTGACCGACATACCGCCCGGATTTCGTATTGCTCCCGTCGAAGTTGATGTGGCATCTGTAGTCGCGCCTATTTGCAGTGCGCCAGCGCCGGGATCAGTCGCAGTTCCGATACCAACCCCACCCGCTTGCGAAATTTGGAGCACCAGTGTATTTCCATTCGCGTCGCTGTTGAGGATGCGATAAGCGTCGGCGGTGTCACCCTGATTCTGCACGTACCATTTGTTGACGGCGTTTGCTGAATAGACCAAGTTCGTGTTTTTGGAAGCCGGACTGTTGAAATAAAGCGCGCTGTTGCCGCCATTGTCATTCAGCGAGAAAGTCGCTATCGGGACATAGCCGCCTGCGTTCTGCTGCAACGAAACTGCCAGATCGACCCTTGGGGTTGCACTTCCCTGAACGGGTTTTAGCTCGATAATACCATCGACGGTCTGCGACGCAGCCGTGGCATTGATCTTCCATCCCTGACCGATGAAATGAAGCCGCGGTGAATATTGTTGCGCGCCGGCAGCGGCTACAGTCGTGTTCTGCAATACCAGCCTGTCGGTCGAAGTCGTCCCGATCCCGGCCGCATTGATCGTGGTCAGGCCGGTCGCGCCTGCCATGGTGATGAAAGACGAATTGATGATATTGCCGCTGAACATGATGTTCGTGAAATCAGCGAAGTGATTGAGCGGCGTGGATGCGGTATCGGCCGCGAAGAAGCTGCTGGTCGCCGCAGTCGGGAATTGTCCATAGATTGCCTTGGACAGGAGAACGATGTTCTTCCATTCGCCACCAACGGTGGAACTTGATACCACCACCGCACCATCGAGCGAGCCGCTACTAACCGTTCCGGTGTTAACATTGACGACGGAAACCCCGATGCGCCGCGTCGCGGTGATCCCAGATTTAGCCCCGACGTTAAGCTCGATACCGTAGGGGCCGACACCTGAATATCCGGTATCCGCCACAGCGGAGCCAACCAGCCCGAACAGCCCACCGCCGCCTTGCGTATGGGTCGAATAGACAACACCCTGCGTTCCGACGAGATCGCCGCTCCATCCGTTTCCTGCCGAGCGCGCGCGGCCAGTGATTCCGTAGATCGCTTGACCAACCGCAGAGCCAGAAACCGCAAGACTAACTTGCAATGCGCCGATATTCGTATTGAACATCCCGAACGTGTCATTCCCGGCCGTCGCGACCGTGCCGCCATACGAGGTCACGTTGATTGAATCGAGAACGATTGGCCCCGTCTGCGCGCCACTCGCGGGACCGCTTTGAGTCACCAGCAAGCCCTGATTGTTGGTGGCTGCGGCCGGAGTCAGCGTCAGGACAGTAGTCGTCGAGAAGTTCGCAACCTGCGTCGAGTTGCGCCCGATGATAATATCGAACGCGCCCTCAGTATTGAGCACCAGTGGCGCGCCAACCCCAACAGCAAAAGCACGACCGGTATAGATCGGAGAAGTCGTGTAACCGGAACCAGCAATACCAACGACGCCGAAGTTGCCGGCGTCGTTGGTTGCCTGCCACGTGGCCTGCGCCGAAGTCCCGACAGACGTATTTGTGATAAGCGGGGCGGTATTGGCGTTCTGGTTGACCGTGATCGTCAGGCCGCGCATGCCGCCAGTAAACGCATGTTGCCCGGTCCAGGTCGGGACAATAGCCTGTGATAATGCCGGTGCGCCGTCTGATCGCATCGCAGTCGTAGCCGAACCGTTGACCGCTGTTAGGCCCACACTCGCTGTCGGATTAGCAAAACTCGACGTTGTGAGACACGTCGAGCAACTAATGTCGCCAGTCGTGGCATTGACAGCGATAGGCAACGTGCCGGATACCGCGAATGTGCCGGAAGCATTTGGCAATGTAAGTGTCGGCGTTCCGGCAATCGCCTGTGGCGTGATCGTCGCCATTCCACTCGTGTTTCCGTACAGCCCGAGTTGGCCTTTGCGAGTCAATGAGAATCCGAGCGTGAGCAATCCAGGTGTGCTGCCATCAAAGCGTGCAGCCTCGGCCAAACTAACCGACACGATCGTCGGCATTGCATCTTCGTTGCCGATGACGACGCCTTGCGCACTGGCGCCAACTACGAGCACACGTCCTGTATAGAGCGTGGTTGTGTTGCCGGTGCCACCGATGCCAATGACACCGACGCCTGTTCCATTCGATGCTCGCCACACCGCTTGTGCATTAGCTCCCGCACTCGTGTTTGTGACTGTCGGGCTGGTCGTGGCGTTTTGGTTGTTGGTAACTGCGATTCCGTTCCCACTGGTGAAAGTATGCAATCCAGTCCAGGTCGGTATGATCGCTTGTGAAAGTGCTGGTGCGGCATCCGAACGTATCGCAGTCGTTGCCGTTCCATTAACGGCAGTAAGACCTACGCTTGCCGTTGGATTTGCGAACGCGCTCGCCCCGACGAGACAAGTTGGACACGAAACCGTCGTCTTCAGCACACCGTCAAACGCTGCAACCAACGGCGCCGTCGCCTCGAAGCTCACCGCCGACAAACAAGACTGGTAAGTTGGTGCAACCCCAACACCGTTACTGACGAGACAACCACCTGCCGCTCCCGGCGTCGCTGCGCCCGCGACAAATCCCCAGGACGGGTTTACACCCGCGCCACCAGAAAGAAGCGCGAAGCCTGCTGGCCCCGGCTGAAGCGCCTGCCAATTGGTCGTCACCGAATCTTTGAAAAGAATCGACCCGATCGTCGGCGGACGCACGATGTCGTAGCCGATAGTGTCGAGGAATTGAGTCGCGGTGACTGGCACGGGCGCCGCGTTGACTCCCGTCACGTTGCCCAGCACGCGATTGGTCGCGATGCGCGGCAGCACGAAGCCGTAGGTCGTATAAACGTCGAAACCGTTGCTCCAGGTCGGCGCCGCGGTTGGTCCGTTGCTTTGGAGGATCTGCCCCGCCGTTCCACCAGGCACGCGCTGCCAAGCGGTCGGGCCGCGATAGATCATGTCGCCAGGGTTGCCAGCAAAAAAGACGTTCTGCGCCTGGGCAGGTGACGCCAATAGGAGAAAGAGCGCGAGGAGGCGCTTCACGAGGTTGTCACTCGCAGCTGCCCACTCGTGTTGCAGGTCTGCGCCACAAGCAGCCCCGCTGCATAAGTCGGCGTGCTGTCGACCACGCGGCAACCTGGTGTATTGCTCGGTGACCACGGGCCTGTCGTCACCGCGAAGGCTGCACCGGCAGCGAAGGCGACGATGCCAATCCACGTTGCCCAAAGCGCGAGCTTGTAAGTCATGGTGTCAACCTCCCCATGTGCTCGCGAAGGTAACCTGAATTTGGGTTCCGGCGCAATGCCTTGAGAACTTCGGCTCGCGTAGTCTCTGAAGACACGTCACCAAATTTATAATGACGATGCAGCGCGTAGACTGCCGGCAGATCACGAAACGCCATCTTAAAAGGGAACAGGGCCGCTGCTTTTCCAAAATGCTGCAATGCTTGCTTCGCGTCGCTCTGCTGCTTCCCGAGCATAATCTCGACGTTCGCCTA